TTTGCTTGTTCATAGAAAATAACCTATCCATTGCCTTATCGTGGTCACCTTCTATCTGTTTTATTCTTCTACCATTCTCTCCTACCTTCTGTTCCATCTTTGTAACTTTGTGTGACCATTTCCATACAAAACCAATCAACGCAAACAGTCCTGCTGTAAGAATAGTTATAGCAATGTCTATCCAATCTATTGTCATTTGATTTCTCCGTGCTATATTATTTATAAAAAAAGACACTCAAATGAGTGCCTCTTTTCTTGTTATGTGATGTGTTTATTTTTCCGAATAACCAATAGAACCTTTTCTTTTGCGACCCCACAGTTTTTTCGCTGCCTTTTCGATACCCTTCTCTCTGTCCTTTTTATCAGCGACTGCTTTTACAATATAACGACCAAGAGTTTCTTTTGTTGCTTCTGATAGTTTGTAATCTGAATCTTCATTTTTCTTCGTCTTCAGTCGGTCATACAAATCTCCGGCTGCTTGCAAGTCATCACGACTCACTTTTTCTTTGGTGCCACTCTTTGTTTTTAACCAGTGACCTGCTGGTCTTCCTTTATCCAAACTAATTCTGAGTTGTGGGTTTCTGGAAATCTTGACTTCATCCAGTTCAACGGATTCGTGTGTCTGGTAGTGAGTAACAGGTTTGGCAATAAGTTTATGATGTTTTGCAAATTTCAATGCTCCCTGTTCATTGGTATGAGTACCGTGGAATGAGAACATCTTAATTCGACTACGCTCAGGGTCACTGGTGATTGCCATTAGAACTTTGTCTTGGTTTGAACCAGTCTTGGGGTTTTTGATTACAAGAAACCGAGCAGAAGGATGAAGGGCAGATTTTACATTCATTAGAATCTTTGCTTTTCCACTCTCGATGTGCTTCTTAATTTCAGGACTTGCAGGAATATTTGTGTCCCCACCAAATCGTTGACTTGCTTCATCCAGTTCAACGGATTCTTTATAGGTGTTCCATGGTCCATCTCGTTTAATACGCCTTTCAACTTGCTTCCCCAAGTCAGTTTGCGTTCTCGCTTGCCGCTGCAGTTTTCTAAGTAACTTTGCTTGTTTATTTGTCTTGGGAGTATGTTTTTTGTCACCATGAGTGACTCTAGCAACTTCCGCACCCAATTTATTTTTTAGTTTTGTCCTGTCTATTTCATCCAGTTCAACGGATTCACCAATAGACCGTATATACTTTCCAAAGTCAACGGTATTCTTAAATTTGCCACTCTTTCCCTTGTGGATATATTTCACATCCCCTTTAAGGGTGTCAATTGTGAATGACCAATCACCTCTACCTCTGTTCTGCTGATATTCAACAGTGCCCGACTTCTCAACATCCAAACCTTTAGGTAATTTTGCACTAATCTTAGAACCAAATGAGTCAATCCATTTTCCATCTGAGATTGCTTTGCGGGGAGAATCTACACCCTGAATCTGAGCAATAAGGTCTAACGCCATATCATGGTAGGTATGATGTCGTTGTTCTAGTGTTCGCCAGACTGATTCATCAAGTTCAACGGATTCTTTGAGTCCTCTCTTGACAACATCTATTGTATCAGCAAGAAAATCTCTATCCCTCATATAATACGCTAAAGCATTCCGTGACAATTTGGGTTTTTTCATATTACGCAATTCATTGCTGATTGCAGAAATTATATCGGATGCTTTAGCACCCTTCTTAATTTTTTTGCTTTTGAGAATCGCATTTCCAATTGCATCGCTCAAGTCTTCTTCATACAAGTGTTCAATGGATTCATTCTGTGACATTTCCCATTCTTCGTGTTCCATGCCAGGATGTGCTTCTTTACAAGTCTTTCCCTTATGTTTAATCTCTTGATGACCAGTGTCTTCATTTTCGTGGTCATGTTTTGGACAATCTTCACCCTTACAGTCGTGGTCACCATTCTCAATTATAGGATGAACAATACTTCTAGCAGATTCCATAAGATTTCTAAATTGTTTTGGTTGCATGGTATTCCTCTCTAAAATAATTTTTACTTAATATATATAATAATATGAAAATAAAGGAAATATATTATGCCAACATATGATTATCGATGTAATGCCTGTGAACATATATTTGAATCCGTCCAACTGATGGCAGATGATATGAAACCAACAAAAGAACCTTGTCCAGAATGCGGAAAAAAGGAAGTTACGAAGTCTTGGGCTGGTGTAACACCAGGTCTTGGTTCTGATGCTACAATGACACCCGACAAGAAAACAGGTGGTCAATGGTCGGAAATGATGGGAAGAATTAAAAACAATCTACCAAAGAGATATCATAAAGGTATAGACAAATCTACCAACAGAACCGGCAGAAGATGGTATGGCTAAAACTTTATTTTTTATACATACAGTAAACATTAATTAATAGGAGTTTTTCCATGAATCCAAATGAATTTAGACGACATTTAGAAAGTATTCATAATGTACTTAATAGCAATCAACGACATCTCTATGAAGAAACAGAAGAAGTTGTAGAATTTATTGCAGAAGAAGCAGAAGAATCTGTTGAAGAAGTTGAAGCAGAAGAAGTTGAAGCAGAAGAAGTTGAAGAATCGTTCTTTAGTGACGAACCTGTTGTAGAATTTCTAGAATCATACTTTGGTGGTAATTTATCAGAAGATACTACCGACAATGATATTAGAGAAGCAATTATAGAACTAAACTATACATGCGATGCAATAAATGAATATTTCCAAATCGATGAAAATTTCTGGAATGAAATGGTTATAGAAGAAGAAAAAGATTCCAAATTCTGGAGTAGGGCAGGAAAAGCCGCTGCAGGTGCAGGAGCGGCATATCTAGCATGGAAGCATAGAGATAAACTAAAGAAGGCGGTAGGCGCCGTAACTAAGGGTGTAAAAGCAGCCGCACAAGATGCGCGCAAAAAGTAAGCGTCTTTAATTTTAATATAAGCAACCACACAATTGTGTGGTTGTTTTTTTATATAAATACTTTCACATGAAATCTTTTAAGAAATATATTGATGAAGAACCCACAAGACGCTTCGACCCGGAAGACAGGAAACGAAGCAAAGATGTAGGCGATGACAAACAGGTAGACTTTGATGACCCTGCATATCAACATGGATTTAATAAAGCATTAAGAGATAGTGAAAAATGGCCACCCAAACCCGATGCTAAATATAAAGCAGACCAAATTCGTTGGGCAGTAAGTGTGGGTAAAAGACCAGAACATCTATCAAAAGAACAATAATGATGAAAACATTTAAGAAATATCTAGAATCGGTAGAACCAGAACGATATGAAGATATCGTATCAGAAGAATCGAAGTCTACCAGAAGGTGGAAAAAACTCAATGAAACACAAGATTCTGGATGGGATTCTTTTCAATCCAATCCAGAAATTGCTGAAAAATTTATTGAGTGGGTTACTACAGATAAATATTAATTTAGACCGTAAAATGTCATAGGATTACCTACTGAATCATTAGCAGTACATCCCACAGCATATGTTTCCCTAAAAGCAATAGGATAGACCGTATCTGCTTTAACATTTGCAAAGGTTAAACCTTCACCATTAAATGTAGTAATACTAATACTGGCAGTTGCACCTGCACCATTTGATTGCATGAAACCTTTCCATCGTCCAGTTTGATTAGAACCACCAGTGTTTAGTTGTTGTACAGAATTATATTGCGGTTGAGCCATATGAAAATCTCCTTGTTATATTATATATATAACCTTCTGTGATAAGACACAGATATGTAGTGTTTTTAGATTTTATACATAGTACATGCAAGAACAGCAAGGAAATCTAGAAGAACCTCTAAGTGGACTCCCAGGTCCACGACCATTTAATAAAAACAATAAAAAAGGTGTACCAATGGAAGATAACAATAAAGAACTTAATGATATAGTCGCAAAAACAACAGAAGCAATTTCAGGTGGTAAAGCATTTGGTGGGTGGACCGATAAGGTAGAAGAAGAAAGTGCGGCCTTCAAGATTCGTAAGCGCGGCTACCCTGCTGGTCATCGACTTCACTCTATGCATCGCGAAAGGGCGTCAGGTGTAAAGCCTGCGGCTAAGCCTGCGGCTAAAAGATTACAACAAAAAATGGGTACGAGCGCACTCGAACTCAGCAAGCAGGCACGCAAGAAACTGGGCGCACGCCCTACCGCTGCATCTGCAATTGCACGCGCAAGGCAAAAAGATAAAAGTGGTACATTGAAAGGTTTGATGAGTCCCGAAAAAAAGGGTACTAAAGTTGGGGTATTATCTCATGTAGAACATGATGGTAACGACATTCAAGAATTGGAAAAGCCTACACTAAAGAGTTATATAAGGAGAGCGTCACAAGATAAAGCAGACCAAGCATATGCGGCTGGACAAAATGTACAAAAGGTTCAATCAGCAACAAGAGGCCAAGATGCTTCTGCTCCTGCGAAGGCGCATGACTATCAGCAAAGGAAAATGAAAAGAAGAGCGAGAGGCATTAGTAAAGCATTAAGAAAACTCGGTGACCATGTAGAACATGATGGTGCATCTTTGGACGAAAAGCCAACATATGATGTTCATGTTAGCAAGTACGAAACAGACCACCCAGACGATGCAAAGAGATTACCCAAAAAGTTAAAAGTACATGTACCAAAGGATGTGAAAAAGGGAGAAGAAACTGAAGACCGAATCAGTGATGCCATCAGTGACAAAACAGGATTTTTACATCATGGATTTAGTTACGAGAAAAGCAAAAAACAACAAAAAGAATCAGTTGCAACTCATCAAAGACAATTAAAGAATCCAAAGAAAGAAATGTTGGTTGTAGATAAAAAAGGTAAAGTTTCTACTATCGACAAAAAAGATTGGAACAGATATAAGAAACAAGGATATGGAATTGCAGAAGGTATGGGTTCGGTAGTTGGTGGTGCAATCGGTTCTCTAGTTCCAGGCGTAGGAACTGCAATAGGTTCGGTAGTTGGTGGTCTTGCAGGAAAACTGTTCAAAAAGAATAAACGAGCAGGAGAGTCGTCCACGACATAATTATGTTCAATAAAAACGAATTTATAAATTGGGCTAAATCAGCACAACAAGATAATGTGACTATGAAAGATTTTCGTAGTTCTCATTTCAATCCCATGAATCAAGTTACGAAAGAATCTGTTCAACTGGATGAAATAGACCCAGTCACTGGCACTCTTGGTATTGGTTTGGGTGTTGCTACCGCGATGGCTGGAAGGGATAGACAAAAGAAGTCAATAGAAAAACGAGCGCAAGCATCTGCGGATGCATATGGTGGCACTACTGAAAGACCATATAATTTTGGTGACAAAAGACGAGAACGAGAACAAAAAGAAAAATTAGCAAAAGAAAAAACTGAAAATGTAGAAGAAGGTTTACTTGGTGGAATGGTAAAGGCAGGATTAGCAGGCGCCGCAGTATATGGTGGTGTAAAGGGAGTAAAAGCAATCCGCAACAAATGGAAAGCAAAACAGGCAGCGACTCAAGCAAGTAATGCGGAAGACACACCATCAACACCACCGTCAAAACAAAGCCGTGAAGTTCTCGGTATGGCAGTACAAAAAGCAAAAGATTATGCATCAGAGAGAATCAAGAATGACCCTGCATCAAGAGCAGTTGCAACCAAAGGATTAGAAAAAGTAGGTAGGTTAGCAAACAAAGCAGGCGCATGGTTGACAAGAAAAGCCGCTGGTATGGCTGCCGCAAGTAAATAATTAAACTTTTTGTATTCCTTTTCTATTTTTAACCATAGCATAGGGAGCAATGCCTAATCTTGCTCCCTTATATGTTTTACCACCGACAGTGAATCCTCTACCAGCACGATAGGTAGCAACAAATACAGGTTCATAGTCACCACCCAAACCAGAAACATCTTCATTTGTTGAAACATGAGAAGAAAAACTCAAACTAAATACATCTTCATTAATGGGTTGAAGAACTGGGTCACCCTGACCAATCATTTGAATATTATTTTGTCCAAACTTACTACCAAATAATACATCTGGTCCATATATTGCCATCCTTCTTAGTGTGGAGTCTTTTATCTCACTCCACAGAGGTACGGATAATTTATCTTCTTCAATATATTGTGAAACACTTTTCATAAATCTTTGACATTCTGGGTGCTGATATATTGATGCACCAGATTGTGCAGATATACCAGAATATTGTTGGAATGCAAATGCATCCCCTGCTTTTTTGTGAGATATCCAAAACACAGGATTACCTCTACTGTCAAACAATGCAAGGTCTGCTTTTGGTGTGCCTCCTATCTTTCTCGCACCCACAATATCTTTAACTTCATACTTTCCTCTACCACCAGTTTTATTTACTACTATTGTTAATGGTGCTTTTGAACTTCTTATGGCATTATCTAAATCTCTTATTGCTCTCAGTTCTGTTTTCATTACATCTACATTGGTGGGTTTTCGTATAAATCTTAATTCTAAATATCCACTACCGCCTTTGGCAACCCTTACCTTTACAAATCTTTTATTGTTGTTTATAGTTTTATATGATTTATTTGGAATGTATAACTTATCACCCTGACTCACTGTTAATTTTGTTTCAAATGGTCTGTTTTCTTTTATTTCTACTATTGGTGCTTCACTCACCCCGTTCTCTACAACAAATTCCATACCAGAATGCCATTTTGGATTCTTTGAAACATATTTTTCAAATGATAGTGTACCATCTGTTGTTTTGCTGTTTAGATGTGCCATGAAATGCCTCCTTAATCTATACTATATATTATTATATTATTGACATGTGATAAAAAGGAGTTATAATATGAATATGCAGAAAGTGTTTGAACATGATGAGGTTGGAATAGATTTTCTAGATATCCCTGCAACAACCAACGCAAATGGCACTAGGCACTATGAAACACCATCGGGTACATATCCTAGTGTTACTACTGTGGTGGGTTGGGAGAAAAGCCAATTCTTTAAGGAGTGGAGAAAAAAGAATCCAAAAGAATCCAGAAGGGTTCTCAACAGAGGCAATATTCTTCATGAAACCATTGAAGACTATCTAAACAATAAAGATATTGATTTGATGTCTAAACCACCAACCGTTTCTGCGTTGTTCACACAAATGAAATCAGAGTTGGACAAAATAGAAAAAGTACATGCACTTGAAGTGCCACTCTGGAGTGAAACTTTGGGTCTTGCTGGGAGAGTAGATTGTGTTGCAGAATATAATGGCGAATTGGCAATTATAGATTTCAAGGGAAGCACAAGAGAAAAATACGAAGAAGATATTCAGAACTATTTTCTTCAAGGAACAGCATATGCGCTGATGTGGCAAGAAAGAACAGGAACAGAAATTAAGAAGTTTAATATCATTGTTTCCAATGAAGAAGGTGTACCATGTCAAGTATTCAGCGGGAATACAATAGATTATGTTAAACCTCTTTACAAAACCATACAAAATTATCACAAACATAATAAAACCCTAAATATGGTATGAAAACATTTACAGATTATCTTGTAGAGGGCAAAAACACTCACATGACACATGTGGAAGATTTGGTGTTTGAAGGAAGTGAAAGAGCGTCAGAAGCAATTTCATTTTTGGAAGAAATTGCATTAATGCTCAATGGCAACACCAAGTCAAGAACAAATGCAACAGTGAAGTGGGATGGCGCACCTGCTATAATCTGTGGAATCAATCCAGAGAATGGCAAATTCTTTGTTGGTTCAAAGAGTGTGTTTAATAAAAAACCAAAGATAAACTACACACCGTCAGACATACGAAAGAATCATTCTGGTGGTGTCGTAGGTAAACTTACAACCGCATTAAAATATTTGAAGAAACTTCCAATCAAAGGGGTACTTCAAGGAGATATGATGTTTGGTCCAGGTGATGTAAAAACAAAATCCATAGATGGTGTAAGTCATTATGTTTTTACTCCCAACACAATTACATATGCAATTCCTGTAGATTCGAGTGAGGGTAAAAGAATTAAAAGTGCAAAGATGGGTATAGTTTTTCATACTTCATACTCAGGCAGAGATATATCAAGCATGTCTGCATCGTTTGGTGTTAATGTAAAATCACTAAAGAAAAATAGAATGGTGTGGGTGGACGATGCAAACTTCAGGGATGTGAGTGGTACAGCAACACTTACCAGTTCGGAGTCAAGCACGATTGAAGGTGTAATCTCTGATGCAAAAACAAAATTATCATCATCTAAATCATTTTTAGATGATGTTGTAAATAACAAAATGGTAATAGACAACTTAAATATTTACGCAAACTCTAAAGTTAGAGAGGGTTCACTCAATCTTTCCTCTGAGGAATTCACAACATTTGTGAATGACAAAATACAAGGACAGATTGACGGTCTTAAAACTGAGGGTGCAAAAAAGAAGAAAGAATCAGTAAGAAACGAGATAGTTAAGTATCTTAACTCTAAAAATAAAGAATTGGATTCTCTTTTTTCTTTAAGGTCCTCAATAGCAAAGGGTAAGATTATACTCTTGAGGAAATTAGAATCGGTAAAATCCATAGGAACATTTATTCAGACTCCAAACGGATTCAAGGTAACTGCACCAGAAGGATATGTGGCGATTGATAAATATACTAGCAATGCTGTGAAATTCGTAGACAGATTAGAATTTAGTAAAGCCAACTTCACAGTAGATAAAAATTGGATTAAAGGATAAATTATGAATAAAGATTTAATAAACCGAAGAAACACTCGTGAATGGGTAAAATGCAATGAAGATTCCAAAGCCAGAATACATCGTGAAAATTTTATTTTAGAACATGGTGGTGAATTTGTAAAAAATGGTGGGTTCTGGGAATGGCGAAGCATACATATAGACGAAAAGACAAAATATGAATTTGAGGATGCTGACGGAAATATAACTATAGTGGAAAACCTTTCAAAATTTTGCCGTGATAACGACTTAAATAAAGGTGCAATACATAAAGTTATAAAGGGTGAGAGGTCACACCACAAAGGATACACTTGTAAGAAAATATAAGGAGAACTGTTATGGAAGGTATTTTAGGAACAATTTGGTTCACAGCATTAGTTTTTGTGGCGGGAGCATTTATTGGCAAACCACTTTGGGATTGGGTAAAAACAAAATTTCCGTGGAATCAATAATATAAACGAAAACCCCACTGGCTTCTAATAAGAGGAGGAGGTGGTCAATTAATAAATTAACCCGCTGAAGCCAGTGGGGATAAATTAAAACTAGAGAGTATCGAATATGTATGCTCTCTAGTTTTTTATACATATAGTACGCATTAGGAGTCTTTTATGAAGAAAATTGTTTTTACATTCGGAAGATTTAACCCACCCACCACTGGTCACCTTTTACTTGCAACTAAAGTAAAAGAAGAAGCAAGACGAAGGGGTGCAGATTATAAAATATACGGAAGCAACACAAAAGACCCTAAAAGAAATCCATTGTCTGCGGTGGATAAATCTAGATTTATGAAAAAGGTACTTAAAGATACTAACATTGTAGTAAATAAGGATTCAGGTAATCCCTATGCAGTACTACAACAGTTAAGCAAAGATGGATATACAGATGTTACTATGGTGGTGGGTGCAGACAGAGTTCCTGAATTTAAGAACGGTATGAAGAAGTATATTGGCAAAAAAGGATATGAAAACATCGCAAACTTTGATGTTATATCCGCAGGAGAGAGGGACCCAGATGCAGAAGGTATTGAAGGTATGTCTGCATCTAAAATGAGGGCGGCAGCGGCTGAAGGAAATTTAAATGCATTCAAGTTGGGAATGCCTTCTCATGTTTCAGATGCAGATAGATTAAAACTATTCAAAGCAGTACGAAAGGGTATGGGAATTCGTGGAAATATTAAAGAATCTTGGTTTGATTATGACGAGTTTGTAGAATTTGCAGAGAATTATAATCAACTGGATGAAATCTCTGTTCAAACAAGAAGAAAAATGGCAAGAACTGCAAAGAGAACTGCAAAGATTAGAGCAAGAAAACGAAAACTTAAAGAAAAGAGAAGAAAAGGTAAAAAGGAACTAGTAAAGAAAGCCAATAAAGCCGCCATTGCAAAAGTTAGAGCAAAATTAATCAGAGGTATGAAGTGGAAAGATGTTCCATTTATGCAACGAGAAAAAATTGATGCTAAAATAAAGAAAAAGAAAAAGAGAATTGCGGCGATTGCAAAGAAACTTATGCCTACAATGCAAAAACAAGAGAAAGAAAGACTAGCACAAGTGAGAGCAAGAATGACAGCAACAGAACCATCAAAGGCAGTTGAAAGTGTTGATTATAATTTTGAAACAGAGGTGTTGAACGAATATACTTCACAAATGAGAAAGGCAGAGCAAGAGAATATTGCAAAGCAAAGAGAACAGGAAAAATACGGAACAGAAGTAATTGCTTTAAGAACTGCTGATGGAAAAGTTCTCATTATGACAGCAGGTGATGCAAAGGCAGGGGAAAAAGCAGGCACACACAAAATAACAAATACAAAACCTAATAAAGGCGCAATGGATTCTGCATCGAAAGATGATAATTTTGAATGTACTACAACTTCAAAAAACTTAGGTGTAAATTGTCCAGAAGGTAAAGATTCCACTGCGACAACTGGACCAGCATCAGCACCAGCACCAAGTAAAGTAAAACCCGAAATAAGTCCAGAAGAAAAGAAATTGCAAAAGAAAGAGATTGAACTTGCAAGCAAGGATGCAGATGCAAAAATTGCAGAATATGATAATGCAGAAAATGAAGAAATCAAAGCAGAACTAACTGCAAAAATGCAGAAGCAAGTTGATAGGTTGATGAAGAAAAAACCAAAAGGAAAAGCAAAATATCCAACAGACTTTGATGCGGTTGATGTAGAAGCAGGAATTGTAGACCATATTAATTTACATTTTAATAATGGATATGATGGTGACATATCAAAATCAGACAGAAATAAAATAGATTCAAGTATTACAATGAGTCAAGCAAAAGCAGAGATGTATGGTATTGAAGAAGGTTCTGTGGCAAAAAGAGTTTTTGAACAGCCTGGTGGAATAAAAGACTTTATGGATGCAAATTCTAAAGGTGAACTGGGTGATGAAAACGAAGAATATACATGGAAAGCAATCCATGCAGGTAAGAAAATTCCTGGAGAAAAGAAACAAGGAATCTCAAAGTACTGGAAAAGTCATGCGCCTAGAAGTGGTCCAACTTCTAAAAGTGATATCATTCTAGTTCGTACAGATAGTAAAGGTAGAGAAAAAAGATATGGTGTATCTGTAAAAGCGGGTCCTTCTAGACTAATATCTTCTGCTCCAGGCGAAGCAGTTGCAATGTTTGAAATGGCAAGAGGAATGCTAAAAGAAAAATGTGGAAGTGACATAAATTGTCAAAGCACAATGGGAATGGACAAAGAAACACACGAATTAGTAGAAGGGATAGTTCAAGACTTAACGAATAGACAGAAGACACATCTAAGAACTGGAGTCGGGGTAGGTCCTTTAGGATGGTTTACAGAAGGTGGTGCATATCGTTGTGCGGGGTGTAATGAAAATACTGGACCAAAGTGGTGGGATGTTTCTGGACCTGGTGCTAATGGAGTTTCATGGTCTTCTGTTTATGGTCAAGCACCCAAACCAGAACATTGGGAAGGTACAGATATTTCAAAGTATCACCCAGAGATTGTAAACCAAATAAAAGAAGGTAATGCTTTTCATAAAGATTTAGCAAAAAGAATTAATACTGTTTTTAACAACAATAAACAATTTAAAGAAATACTATTTACCGAAGCAGCCACAGGATGTTGTAAATTCTGTGGGTGTTGTAGTACTGGGTGTAACTGTGGTTGTAACACATCTAAAGTAGCAGAATATATGTTGACGATGAGTGCAGACGGTACTAATGTTGCAATGAACGACCTCAGAAAAGGGACTGACGCTGGTAAAGCAACAGTAAATAAAATTATGGAGAAATCTGATACTGCTTTTTCTTGGAAGACTGGACAAAAAGAAAAGAAATTGAAAGCATACGCAAAAGAGTTAGGAATAAGTGTTGAGGAATTGATGAAAAGAACAGGTAAAGGAGAAGGTTCTGGTTTAAAACTAGGTGACTATCAAGGATACGCTGCCTTACAAGTTCATACAAAAGAATCTATGGATTCCTTTGCACATCATCAAGGGTTAATCTTAGAAGAAATTAGCAAAGATGAAGCAATGCAGTTATTCAAACAGGATGTAGATGCAGGTAAAGAAATTGCGGCACAGAACTTTAAAGAACTTGACAATGTAAAAGGTGACCCACTTAAACTAATAGACCACCTTGGATGGGATGTAGAAGATATGGAATCTTCTGAAATTGAAGACTGGTCTGACATAGGACTAGAACAAGACTCTGAAGAAACCACCGAAATTAAAGTACATGGTGAAAAAGGTTCAAAAACCCATAGAGTTTCAGTGTTAAAACACAGAGAAGAAAATGAAGAAAAAGAAGAAGGCCTTGCACTCAGCCCAGAAGAAGAAAATGCATTATTTAATGAAGAATTTAATTTGTTTGTTGAAGATGCTCCCGAAGGTTGGGAAGGAACTGTCAAAGCAATGAAAAAAGATAAAAGCATTGACAATCCCTTTGCTCTTGCTCATTGGATGAAGAATAAGGGGTACAAATCTCGTAAACCTGTTACCGATTCATATGAATTTAAAGAGTCATCTGTTCATGGTTTAGGTTCTTTTTCAACAAGAGATATAAAAGCAGGAGAAGAAATTTCACTATACTATCTAAATTTGTTAGAAGATATTCCAACATATCAAAGAACAGATTTCTGTAGATGGACAAATCATTCTCATATAAATGAAAATATTTCATTGCTTGAAAATAATGGAAACTTTACCGCACATGCATTAAAAGAAATTAAAGAAGGTGAAGAACTATTCATTGATTATTTCTATGTTCTAGAAACAATTCTTAGTAAAATTGGAAATACTGGACAAGTCATAGATGAAGTTATCAGATGGACAGACGGATATGACCATATAAAAATTGAAGAAGACAATGGTACTTGGAAAACTCTATTAAATTATTTTATAGAGCAAGGAGATTGTCCAAATTTCATACATGAATCTCAATTTTATGAAGAAGTAATTCTTGCCCTACCAGACTATCCTAATCAAAGAAAAATATATGATAAAGATTTATTTGATAGTAAATTGGGTAGAGATGATTGGGAATTAGGTGACCCTACAAAACCATTAGGACTTCATCAAATTAAAGAGGATGAGGACCCAGTAAAAAGAGCAAAGAGATTAAAGAAATATAATGCTACACCCGAACAAAGAAAAAGACGGAGTGCGAGGACTAACGAGCGCAATAAAAGAATAAGAAAAGGTCAGTTAGCAGTTGGTGATGGAAAGGATATAGACCATAAAGATGGCAATCCAATGAACAATTCAGCATCCAACATAAGCATAACATCTCAAAAATATAACAGAGGAAGAAACAACAACAAGGGAAGAACCGAAGAACATGGTGCAGGTGAAGAAGGAACAAAAAAATTACTCAAACGGTATTTAAAAGATACTCCGTACATGACCATAAATGATAAATTCTCAAAAGAACTATAAAAATCAAGGCACCTATATATGAATAACCTAACAAATTGGTACGAATTCGGAGGTATAATTACAGCAATATTAGCAGGTATAGGTACTGCATTTTATTATTTAATTAATAAGGGTAAATTGGGTATGTTATTAAAGGAAAGAAGGGAAGTTAAAAAGCAACAAACTGTAGACCTTCCAGATAATTGTTTCTGGAATGTTCATACTGTATTGCATGAAACACTTACTGAACTTAGAGTAAAGACCAATTGTGCAAGGGCTCAAATAGTACAATTCCATAATGGTGGAGAATTCCTTGATGGTATATCCATGAAGAAAATGTCCCTCACCCATGAATCATTAGACAAGGGAGTTTCGTCTGAAATGTCCCTAAAACAAAATTTGCTGTTATCCATGTGTGTAGAAGGACTGATTCTTTTATTGGAAGACGACCCAAAAATCTACCTTGTAGATGAACTAGAAGATTGTTGGTGTAAACAATTTCTAGAAAGCAGTAATGTAATTGCATTTTCTTTCCTTCCCCTAAAGAAACATGGTCAAGCAGTTGGATATGTTATGGCTCAATGGTGCAGTTGGAAACACACAGACGATACTGATGAAGTAGAAGTTGCAGAAAATATAGAATCTGCTAGAAATTTAGTTGAGATACAATTAGAACTTTTAAAGAGTAAAAAACATGGCAAACAATAAAAAACTACCAAATCCAAATGATGTTACTAGGTTAAAAGAGCCAGCAACTTCAAACGGAACATGGAAAAGATATAAAACTTCCACCACAGGTAGAGATTCAAAAACAGGATTTGAAGACCCTTTAAAGGGATATCCTTACAATAATGGAGATGTAGGAACAAAAATACAAAGTTTTGCTCAATGGAATAAAAATCAAACGCCTAAAAAGAATAAATAATATGAAACAACCCTTAATGGAGAAAATGTATGAAAACATATAAAGAATTGCAAGAAAAGATAGACACCATCGCAGAAAGTGGTGGCGGTGAAGTTGTAAATGGCGGTGCAGCCAGAAGTGCTAGGGATGACTCTGGTATTCATCGTGTAGAAGATGAGGAACAGGTCGGAAGACTTAATGCCTTCTTGAATGCATTTACAGATAAAGAATTTCTAAGTCCAAAGACAGCGATGGTTCAAATTCGTCATAAATTGAATACATCGGGTTTAGACTTTGAGTGGAATAACAGTTCTACAGTTACAAATGAAACCATGAACCTTCCGTTACAACGGTGGGGCGGGTCGTTTGGAACAACCCCCACACACGATTTAAAAACTGGATTCTATAGAGGCGATAATATCAAAGAATTCAATAATGGTGTTGGTTTGTCATTGAGAATAAATGCTAACCAAGAAGACGGTGGTCTGTATCTACTTGATGCTAAAATTGTTCCTTCTATGGAGGGTTAATATATTGAATTAAATTATATATTATGGACTTTAAAAAATTAAATAAGAATAACTTTACAATGTATACCATGAAAATGTATACAAATCCACAATGTGAAACTATAGACGAGTTTTACGAAGATATGAACAGAATAAAGTATATAAAAAGACTTTTCGGGAAGTATGAAAAAAGTGGAGATTTGCGAACTCGTTTAATTTTAAACCATTTAATAGTCCTTAATAATGTATTTGGTTCAGAAGCATGTTGTAGAATATTATTCTACAGAATAGAAGGAAAATTTCATTCATATTTAAAATCATTTCTTTCATATCTTCAATATCTACCTCACTCAATTCCAGAAGCAATATTAAATGAAATTCCAACAGAACATAGGATAAAAACAGAATTGGAGAAATTAGAATGATATACGAAGATACAAAAGAACTCAACAAAGTAATAAGTGCTTTCACTGTGTTTAAGTTTATTAAAGCAATGACAACTCCATTCAACCAGATGGATGCATTTAAACTTGGTATAATTGATTCTAATGGAAAGTTTATAAAAAAGTTAGACCAACTTACTACAAACCAAGAAAGAAAATCTGTGGATGCTTTCAACAGATTGGTAATTAACTTCAAAAAGATAGTAGCAAAAGTTCCCGACCCAACACTCAAAGCAAACCTAAAAAGACTTCCAACAGCAATGATTCTGTTAAAAGATGATGTGGAAAAACTTGGCGTTGACGGTGAGCAAGTCTTATCAGAAATAAGAGAATATATAAAAGAAGAATATGGTATTAACATAGAAGATGTTGAAACCTACACAATCAATAATTCATTTGAAGAAATAACAGGAGAATAAAAATGCCAGACGACACACAAATTCCAGAAGAATATTCGAGTGGTGATTTTGATTTTGGATTTACAGCAGCCGATGAAGACGAATTAAATGCTCTGGTTCAACTGGATGACCAAACTACACCAGATGAAATTAAAGAAATGCAAGAAAAGTTAGACCTTATCTTGGAAATGAATTCTACTTGTGAAGGTACAGGTGCAGTCAAAGAACAATACGATATATTACTGAAAGCAAAAATGGAAGAAATTGAAAAAGCAACACTTCCATTACTTGTTAATTTGAAAAAGAATAAAACAAAAGATTATCTCTATTGGCCAGGAGGTCAAAGAGAAGCAAAATGTGATTTACAAATTCAAAAGATATTGAACATTACTAGGAGTTCGTAATGGGATGTGGGTGTGGAAAGAATAAAAATAAAAATAAACAATCTTCTAGGATGCCATCCTCAAAACCAAAGAAGATAGGAAATATACCTGTCCCGCAAAATATGACTCCTAACCAACGGAGAAGTATCATTGCAAAAATTAATAATGAGAGTGCTTCTACAAGAAATAAAAATCCAAGAGAAGTTCGCAAACAAATAAAAAGAAATATAGCAGACCATATGATGCATGAACGAGTTCGCAAAAGAGATTGTGACGGTTAGTTATGGTAAATAGTGGTCCAGACTTTGATGATTTTTTAACCCCTGATGATGGTCTTCATATGTTATGTACATGTGTAGATTATAATTCAGACCCACCCAGTTGCCAAGATAATGTACCAAGTACAACATGTTTTGAAACTGGTCGTTCCTGTTTAGACACTTACAACCAAGGAGAAGAAACTAGTTGTGCTTGGTGGAACGCCAATACAGGTGCATGTACTAGTGATGGTATAGATTATTGTAGTTGTGAAAGGATGACTGAAGCAGAGTGCAAGGCCTTTTGCGACATGTGGCCACAATATTATAGTAGTTGTGGTTATTGGGGAAATGGTATCAATTGTCAAGATTTAAAGTATAGTGATTGTATAGGACCAGATACAGAACCGTGCGACTCTGGATATCCAGACCCAAATGTTCCGATAGACCAGCAACTCGAAACAATAAATTTGTGGTGTTATAATGACTGTGTTAGTGCAATGGATGTGCTGATTGTTGGTCCATTAAAGGCAGAATGTGCCGAGGAAAGGGAGAACAACCTAAAGAAACAAAATTATAATCTAGAACAAATAAATGAACAATATTGTGAATGTATGAAAAATGCAGAAACTATACACTGTGCAATGGTACTTAAATGTGCAACTATTTTTGACCAAAAGCATGGTACAAGTGGAGCAGGACAACTTTTTGAAGTATGTATGGAAGATTTCGTAAGAGATTGTGGAGTTGGAGGCACGAGTCCTGTTGACGAAGAAATAGAATCACCATATGGTGAAGAAAAAGCAATGTCTGGAAGCCTTTCATCTGGTGGTGTAAACACATGTTGTGATGGAGAACATTACCAATGTTTAATGGAATGCATAGGAGAACATGAATGCTACCCACCGTCAGACTGCACATGGTTGGAAGGTGGTAACAAGGATGATGGGCATTGTAATCCAAACAATACTGGTTGTGGTTATGGTAGTGGTTGTGATTGTGGTCCATATCAAATAGACTTTGAAGATTATTGTATTGACATATGTACTAGTTGTAACCCTCCATCTGGACAAGCAAAAAGTTATATGTCCCCAGAATGTAATGAAATATGTCAAGGATTGGGATGGGGACAATTTCTTTGTAGTCATCCAGACCCAGACCATAACCCACCACATTATCCCGGAAACGACTGCTCTACACTTGCAACTCCAGAGTTAAGGTCTGCATGTTGTGCAGAAAAAGAAAGAAGAAGTCAATTATTAATTAAATGTTGGGAAGAACGATGGACAAATAATCCAGATAGAACATGTCCAGATGGAGAGTGGGGTGGAAAAGGACCTGATGGATGCTATACTTGCAAAGATTTAGCACAAATTCATAATGGTGGTCCTTGTGGAAATCATAAAACAGGTAAGGCATTACGAAATGTTGAAAACTACTGGAGAAGTATTAAAACATGTATGCAGAACAAGTGTGGATATAATGAAGGTGATGAATTAGATACAACACCTACACTTGGTGCATGTTGTAATGGAGAAGATTGTATTGAAACTACAAGAGAGGATTGTGCGAATTACCAACCACCAAGTCCCATTGGAGGTACTAAGAAACCAATATGGCAAGGTTACGGAAGTTCTTGTGTAGGGGGTAGATGCCCACATATAGTAATACCAGGCGATATTTTATGTGATTGTGCCACAGGGGAGAGTTGTTATCAATGTACCAATAACCCACTTGCATGGGCAGAGGGTTGGCATTGTTGTAACGGACTTTATTGTGTAGAATGTTCTCATACATCAGAAGATGATGATGATGGAATTTATGAAGAAAGAGCAATGGGTGGACCACCACCACCAGGCTGGAGTCATGACGATTCATATTGTAATGAATGTAAGGCGGCAGTAGATGCTTGCTTATGTGCGATAGACCAATCGTACTGTCAATCTAACAACTTGAGGAGTTGTGGTGGTTTATCAAAAGCATATAGGAACTTGATGAATTTTACAAGATGGTGGAATCAAGCAATGAACAGATGCATTACACGAGGTCTGTGTCCAGAACAACCGATTTCTCAACCAGAAGACTGGCCGGTAGGTCCAACGATTACACCATTTTTCGACCCATATAATCCGAAAGATTGTCTGGGTTGCCCCACAATGTCATGTGGTCAATGTATGATACAAGAATTGGGATTACAGGGGCATCTTCCTTGGACTCCAGAAGAAATTATAAGACAACTAGTTGCATTGAGAAAATGTCAAAGTGACCATAGTGATTGTTTCGGTTTTATGTTAGACCCAGAAAATGGTTGTTGCCCATGCTATACAGCACCTTGTGCGTTTGGGTATTACCGTCCAAATCCAACGGATTGCGATTGTGTTAGAATAGTACAAACTGAGGAGAGAAAACATGAGAGGAGAAACAGGAACAAACCTCTCAAAAAATCAAATATAGAAAGACAAAAATTCTGGGAAGAATATACAAATGATACATAATAGTATGAAAAAGACATATAAACAATTTACAGAAGAAATGGCTGCAAATTCAATGGGTGGTGGTGGATTTGGTGTTGGTCAGGCGGCTCAAGATGGTTCACCAAATCTTGCAGGGTTTGATGTTCCTTTTGGCAAAATTAAAAGAAGAAAACAAAGGAGAGAATCCTTTGCTGGGTGTCCAGTGTTTACTTTATCCAATGATGACTATGCCAAATGTATGCATGGTAGAATGCGATATGAAAGATGGAACAAGAAATTAAACATGGAAGACATTGAAAATCAAGAGATTCGCACATATGCACATCGTAATCCAGGCAAACCAATCATTGTCAAAGATGAAAGATATGGAACAATGTCATATTTTGTTCCACCAAAACAAGAGGTAAATGAATCCGTTGAACTGGATGAAGGTAAATTCGATTACGACCCACGAATCAAGAAGATGAGTAAGAAGGGTAAAGAAATCCTTGCACATATGACAAACTCATATGAAACTGCGACCCACGATGATTGGATAGACCACAAAAATGTTCATACTTTACCTAAAAGTGTTGTACAAAAAACTCTTACAATGGCAAGCAAAGAACGAAATCTTCCTGCAAAGCAAAAGAAAGAACTTGCATTAGTCAAGAAAGAACTTGGTGAATCCGTTGAACTGGATGAACACGAAACTAAACTTGATTTTAGTGGAGAGGGTATTCGTCCCAGTGGTGGAAAGTATGCCACTAAACTTCCCAAGTCTGCGGAAAAAAGAAGTGAAAGACAAAAGCAAATAATAAGAAATGCAATGGCAAATAATAGGGCGAGAAAAACCAGAACACTTACAAATCCTATGACATCTGAAGAAGCAAAATTCCCACCAGACACTCCAAAAAGCAAAGCAACACAAAAAGCAATTGCGAGCCTAGGCGATAGAATATCAAAGGCGAGAGATTTAGAAGGTAATCTCACTGCATGGGAAGCAGACAAGTTGTTTGGAAAGTCAAAAGAACAAAAGAATGAATACATCCGAAAGAGAGATGCGAAGAAGAATGAATCCGTTGAACTTGATGAATATTCAGCAACAAGTGATGCAGGACATAAACAGGCACAGTGGGCGATGCAAGTTTCATCAAGTAGAAAAGCAGGTAAAAAAGCAGGTAAAAAAGCAGGCATTTTCAATAAACCACGAAAAGAATACCTGAAACGAGCAAAGGAAAAATTAGGTAAAGGAAAAGATGACTCGTATCGTCTTAAACGAAGAAACATCAATCCAAAAAAATTGGGTACAGGACATGCAATTGTGCCAGATACAATTCAGGGTAAACCAAATCCAAAGCAAGTCAAAGAAGGGTTAAATTTTAAATCATTTATACACGATGTACAGAAAAAGATGAAAATGACAGAGTTCGATAGAAAAGAAAGAGCAAGACTGAGAGAATTAAAAAGAGAAATACATTGGTATAATACAAAAATATTGGGAATCAATGAAAATTCTGACAAAAAACCTTTACACCCCATACACAAAGATAAAGCATACATAAAAGCAGGAAAAAATAAGAAAAAAACAAAAGAGGCTATCGACCAATGGAATCTAAGAAATCCAAAAGACCTTTGGGTTGGTGAATCCGTTGAACTGGATGAAGACAATACCTCCGCAGTTGCAAAGCAAGTCAAGCAAGCAGTCAAGAAGCATGTGACTGGTAAACTAGTTGTTCGTTCAAAGGGTGGTAAGACCAGATTCATTATGGTTCGTGCAGATAAGATTGACAATAAACTTCGTAAGAAGGTTCTTGATGTCGTTGCACCAAACGCAAATGTTCGTGATAAGAACAACATTAGTTATGGTAACATTACTAGCAACATCATCAGTGCAGGTGTTGACCAGTGGGTGAAAGCACTTGGACTGAACGAATCCGTTGAACTGGATGAATGGGGAGTACCAGCAGACCTAGATGCGTACTCAGAAAGAAATCAAAAAAGATGGAAAAAAGAGGCAGATGCACGGTCTAGAAAGAAAATGAATGCGGCGATGAAGGCGATAAAGGCAAAGAAAAAGAAAAAGAAATGAAATCCTTTAAACAATTTTCCGAAAGTCCCCTGTCAAAAACCTTTGACAAACACGACAGTCCCTTGACAATGGCAGCAGATGTTACTAGACAGAGAAAGCAAGGCAAAATTAAAATAAACCCTGACACAAAAGGGGTAGGGAAGTACAGAGAAATAGTTAAAGCATTTCTGAAATATAAAAAAAGGAAATCCAAATGAAAAAAACAATAATGTTGTTAGTAATTAGTTTAGCATGTGTGAGTGCTTACGCAGATTCGGAGATTAAAAATGAAAAAGTTAATGCAAAAATTGTTGAGATTGGAAAGTCATACGCAAAAGGAAAACTTACACCAGAGCAAGTCCGAGAAAAGATTTCTCAGTGGAGGAGTGACAATAATATTGTTCACCGCAATGTTGATGACAACAAACGGATGCGAGATGCTTCAAGAGGTAAGCAACGAGAGTCCAGCGAACACATCAAGCACAGTCGTGGATTCAGTAAGAGAACAGAAGGAACAGACGGACGAAATCACGAACGCATCAGAGGTGATTGGAAACGACTTGGAAACGATAGACGACCAAGCAGATTCAATTCTGAACGACATCGCACTAGTTCCAGAGAACAAAAACTACAACATCGACCCGACTCTAGAAAGCATAGAGGATTCAGCAGAAGCAATCAAGGAAACTGTGGACGATGCTCAAAAGGAACAAGTAAGGATAGACGAGTCACTCGAAGATTTGGAGCAAGCAAACAACAGGGTTTCCGCAGCGATTGGGCAGATAGAGGAACTAGAGGAACTGGTCAAAGAGTACGAACAGTCCGATAGGGAAGTTCGGAAAGAAGCACTCGAAAACCTACACAACTCTATAACACTATTCTTTACAATAGGGTTCGCAATGATTATTGGTGGTGCATTTATTGCATTCTGGGTAAATAGAAAACTTGGTGCAGTGTTGCTCGGTGTTGGTTTATTGACTGTTGGTTTTGCCAGTGCATCTCAATATTATATGGAAGAAATTGCACAAGTTGGTTTGTATGTATTGATTGGTGGATTCTTAATCACTATGGGAATCATTGCATATATGCTAATTAGTGGTAGAAACAACGAGAAAGCAACCCTAGAGATTGTACAACTTGTAGAAGCAATGAAAGAAAGACTTAGTGATAAAGAGAGAAAAGAAATCTTTGGTCAAGATGGTATTGCATCAAGATTGACAAGTCCAATAACCAAAAATCTTATTGCTAAAATCAAGATTAAGAATGGTTGGCATAAGTAATTAACTTCTAGTAGAATTCTCAATGATTTTATCGTAAAGAAATTTACAAATATAATACGAATCAACAATGTCTGAAACAGGGTTGCTAATTTTAGTTTTATCTGGTGTAATCTTTTCTCTTAAATCAACTCCAACATCATTGATAAATGTTTTGTGCATCTTTAGTTTGTCTGCATTTCCTTTACCTGTGGCAAATTTCTTTACAGTAGTCGGGGGAATAACTTCAAGTGGAATACCAGAGTTATAAATTTTATATTTAAGAACTCCAGTGTTTTCTGCAATGTGAAACACCTTACCCTTTGAACCCATGCTATAACCTTCAATGGCAATTTGTTCACATCCTATAACTTTATCCATTGTCCAATCTGCAATTGATTTATATCTTTGGAAATCTTGATTCCAATCTTGAAATCTTTCGCCGTAAATATTCTTTAAAAAGAATGTCGCATATTTTTTTGTGTCGGTAAGAAAATGAAAAGTGCAACGGTCAAAAGTAAATGTTTCTTTTTCCATTCCTGCAAATACACAAACGCATGGATTTCTTAAACTGTAATCTATTCCTGCAATTATCATAAATATAAAACCTTTCTATATTATATATATTGAACAGACTAATAGAAAAGCATTTAGTGTCCACAAGCCACCAAATGCTCCTCCTCTTGTTTGACGATTCTAAGGTAGCGAAGTTCCAAGCCCTATCCCTAGTGCAATGAATGGAGTAACGGACTCCTGCACTGCTTATCTGTCAAATACAAAAAACACCGATTCCCCTAAAAGGGTTTCGGTGTTTTGTTTTATATTAAATGTTTATTATTTTTAATCACTGTAACTATTTATAATTTCAAATTGCTTGAAATCAGCCTTTTCAAAAAATATTTAATAGGAATCGTCCGACATGTAACCCGACAAAAAAACCAACGATAATAACAATGCCAGTTCCAATGCGCTCCCCAAGACTACCTTCCATCCTCAACAGTTTTATTATTCTGTTCAATCTCATTTTCTATCTCCGTTCTTATCCAATCAATGTACTTCGCAATAATTGTGGCAGACCATTCGGATACTACAGTTCTACCATCATGCACTCTAACAACAATATAATTACTAATAATTCCTACAACATAATCCTTATTATAAAACTTAGCAAATACTCCACCACCACTATCTCCAGGCCAGATTGATGCTGGTCTTGGAATAACTTTCATATAATTTGGTTCTTCTACTACAGTCCCAAAATACCTAAACACATCTCTTTTACTGTATTTCTTATAATTAAACGAATAACCAACGGTAGTTATATTTTGGTATCTACCCATCCATTCTACACATCCTATTGTGGCGGGTTCATAGTTGGAATCACACTCAAGGAAAATTAATCCTATATCGTTTTTTATCCGCCCAAATGTTTTGCTGTAACTAGGGTGTAAAACCATATCTTTCACCATTATCTGTTCTTCACCTATAGTAATTGAAAATATATCATCTCCATCTATACAGTGACCAGCCGTTAGAACTACATTTGGACGGATAAGTATTCCGCTTCCTACTAGATGACCATTCTCAAGGTGTAAACTACACACCGATGGGTATGGGTCGTTTTCTTCTGTTGTTGGGGTAAACCATTCATCCAAATATCCTGGAAATGATTCTTCTGTAACGATAACTTGTTCGTTTTGAGGGGGTGTATTTGACGCCTGTGGGACTTTACACCCTGTAATTAATAACAAAGATGCTGAGAGATACCAAACTAAGTTTTTCATACTCCTACTATACTATTTATGGAAATTTGTGAACCGAAAAGTGGCTATTTTTTTAAAAAAATAAAAAAAACAACCCCCTAAAAAGGGGGTTGCTAATTATCAGGAATCTTCCTGAAGTATTAAAATTTAATTTGAACTTGGGAACGAATAAGGTATTGACCTTCTTCTGCGGATGAATTCCAACCACTGTTACCCAAATCCCAACCTGCATCGACACTGTTTAGTGCTTTACCAAAATCGGTAGTCCACTTAACATTATCGTTTAATGCATAGTTCACACCAACTGTTGCAATGCTCAAGTCGGTTTCAACACCTTCAAGACGACCCATTTCGTATTGAACGAAACCTTGCATCTTGTCTGTGCATTGATAGGAAGCAGTCCATACTGTACCCCAATCATCACCGTTTACATCGTCCATTGTTGCAACATAAGCACCAGTGAAATCAAATCCACCTGCACTGAATGTAGCATCAGCAGTCCATGTGTTATAATCAGAATCAACTAGGTCGTTGTGCGAAACAGCAACACCGAGTCTAGCCCAATCAGTTGCACGAAAGTCAATACGACCAGTAAGTGCATAACCATTTTGAACTCCTGCGCCATTTGCAGTATTAAATCCATCAGTGTATGCAAGTCTTACTCCACCAAGACGAGTACGATATCCGTATTGGACACCTTGACTTCGACCTTGACCGAATTGACTTGAGATAACCGAACGGTCTACTGCAAGTGTGTCTGCACTAGATGCAGAAACTTCCTTCATAAAGGGAGCCTTGAATTGTCCAACACGAAGTCCACCCCAATTTGCATAAGCATCCATTAGAGTGAAATCGCCACCATCAGTCCATTGACCACCTACTTTGTATGACCAATCGTAGATGTCACCAGAAATGTTTAGACGAGTTCGTGGAACACTAAAACCATGTGTCGCATCGACACCTTCAGTAAGTGTATCGTTGTAAGTCCAACGAGTTTGAACCCAACCATGAACATTTACTGTAACGCCTGAACCGTCACCCAAAAAGGATGAACGAGAATCTGCATCAGCAAGAACATCATGGACTAGTGAACGAATTTCGTCTGCACGAGTATCGTTAATCCAATTTGAATCTTGAGATGTACTTAATTCAGCAATCCTTGCTTCGGCCGCTTCAAGCCTTGCTTGAAGGTCTAGTTCGTCAGCACCTGCCGCACCACATGCAATCCCTGCAAGTAATGAAGCAATACCGAACTTTGTAATTTTTGAGATATTCATAATGGTATCTCCTTTTTCTTATAGTTCGGTTTCAACCAACAGCGTTGGTAATTAAACCCCATAGGGAATTAACTGCTTGACCACACCAAGTTACACCATCCCATGCGAATGGAACTAATGCAAGAGTAACAAGCATACCACGAGTAATACCGACACGACATAGAGTCTTTGACACTACATCATCACATCCGCCCATAGGGCATTCTTTGTTAGCCATAACTTTTCTCCTTTAATAGAAATTAGTATACCTCTGACTATGAGGCTGGTGCGGAATGCACCTTGAAGTCAACTCCGACTCCGTTTTTATTATGTCACTTATGTAGTGACTTCACTATCTCCGACAATGAATTAACCCCCTATTATACTTTATAAATGAGGGGTGTCAATTAAATTTTAATTATTTTTTTTATTTGATTGGGCAAGCACCGCCAGCACACTCTAATTCACTTAAATTTTCGCCACTTGAAACATTTTTTATTGCATTTAATTTTGAAACTCTTTTTTCGTATTCTTCCTTAGAAATTTCTTCATATGGCGCCTGTTCAAAACCATGTTCTGAGTGCAATAAGAAACTTACCGTTTTTAGTGATTTTTCATAGTTCTTTTCCATCCATTCTTTAATGGCGTCTAATTCATCAAGGTGATAATATACAGTAACTGATACTGAATTATCTGACCATTTGGTTTGTATTTCCTTTACTAATTCTAATTGCCTAATTGCAGTCATGTCCTCTGCAAGTATTGTTCTGCCATTTATATGACAGGGAAATTCCACTACAACTGTGGAGTGGTCTTCTGTACCATCGAACCTTCTTGCATACTCCACAGGATAGTTAGCATCTCTGCAAATATCCACCAATGCATCACTACTAGACATTCTTACTCTACGAATGAAGTAATTTGCATACGCAGGGTGAACACCTGGCGTGCTTCCTGAGAGCAAGGAGAGAGTGCCTGAGGGCTTTACAGTGGTTAATCTGATACTTGTGGGGTATCCCTTCCTTTTTGACCATTCTTTGTCATACCCCTTTAAATCGTTGTAACAATCCTCTAACCAATCTATCTTATTAAGTGATTGACAGATGCCTGTTACACCCACACCGATACGCATATTCTTATGTACCACTTCTTCGGTTTGTTTATGAATAAATGGCAATGCACAAATGGCTTTCTGTGTCTTGTATAACAGTTTCGCACATTTCTTTAATTCGGCTTTTGTTTCAATGTTATTCAAGTATATCTCTGATAGATTACAACATTCGTGGGACTCAAGAAGAATCTCTGCACATGGATTTATAATCTCACATTTATCTTTACTTCGGTCTTGCAATCTGCCATACTTTTGTGCAAGTGGCAAATTAAAGAAACCATAAGGTTCTCCTGAACCATCATAAGTTTTCCATACTGCGTCACTGATGTGGTCGTATGAATCTGCATAGATTGTGTTGTTTGACATTGCACGCCAGTTTGGAATGTTTCCCAAGTCCCATCGTTTTGCACGAAGGAACAAATAGTCATCTGGGTCACCTACTGCAATTTCTGCACTTCGTCTAACATTGCCACTTACCACTACCGAACCAATAATATTACAAATATCTAACACATCAATCGAACGAAGTTTCTTTCCTTCTCGTTCTCTTATTACTTCACAAATATTTTCGATTCCTTCAATCAGAATAGCAGGACCAGATGCTTTACCACCGAACCCACCGATTGATTCTCCAGATGAACGAACAAGGATAGTAGAATATGTAAAAGATTTACCAGTAAAGAAATACGACTTCAAAGTTTTCTTGAGAAGTTTTACCCAACCCTCACGAGAATCAGGAACTATAAAATCTGCATCGTTTGTCTTTTCATGTGTTACTGTAACATCTTCTTTTACTCTTGGTAGTTCGTGGACATCTTCTTTACGAATAGAGAATCCGACACCACCACCAAGCATTAAGTTTTCAAAGATGAAACAGAAGTCATCAATATCACGAATACAAATTCCCCAACAGTTTAGTAGAGAATTGCCACCGAACCTATCTACTGTTGTTGTTCCAAGTTGCCAAAGCATCCTACCTGCAAAATTACATTTGAGATTAAAAATATAATCATAAAGTTGTTGTGCTTCTTTGGTTGTATAATCTGCACCAATCTTCTGTGCGCCATTGATACATCGTGCAACAGTTTCCCACCATTCTTCATTAGTACCATCTTCTTTAATTCGAGAGTATGTTCTCTTATAAACAATTTCTCCAAGGCCGTTGTATCCCCAGTTTGGTTTAATGTTCATATAAGGACGGAGAAATTGTTCTGGGAGGATGTCACTTGTGTATGTCATAATATGCTGTTCCTTTTTTAGTTTATTTATATTACTTTGTTAGTTCTTCCCAAGAAACTGGAAACAAAGGTTGAATAATTTTTCCAACCGCATCTGCATATTGTCGAATCTCCCATTGTGCGTGGTCATCGATTCGTTGTTTGTAAAATCTTGCATATGCCGCAAGAGAACCTGTCCAATACCACTCGGTATACATTCCTTGTGGTAAACAGAATCTTGCTTGTTCTGGTGCAACCCCCATTACAATTAATTCTTCATACAGTTTAACTGATTCTAACATATGGTGTTCAAAATTTCTGTACAATGGGAATGTTGCAAATCCACCAGAAGTTTCTCCACCACCTTCTATACATTCTAATATTCCATCACTTCCTTGTTTCATTCCTTTGGATGGTCTTTTACGAAATTCGGGATGATAAAATTCTGGTTCAAAATCAACATACCTTCTACTAATTTCATTCTCAACAAATCCTTGCTTGTGCTTAAAGAATTGTGTACGAATTGAAATGGGTGCTTTGATTCTCAGAGTAATCTGCGGGTGTGCGAATGGTGTCCAGTGATTGTGCTTTGCGAGATAACGAATGAGTTTTTCATCTTTTTCTTCAAACTCTTTTTTGTGATTTGCAAATGAAACTCTAGCAGAATTAACAACTGTAAGGTCATTACCCATACAATCGACAAGTTGAACATGCCCTTTGTCTAATACTTCCACTTTCATAGTTTTCTCCACTTATTTTTCAAACCAATCAGCATTAATTTGAATGTATTTGTTCCATTCTTCAGGCAAATCTTCTTCTGTAAATATTGCTTGCACAGGGCACTCGTCAACACACAATCCACAATCTATGCAGGTGTCTGGGTCAATGTACAACATCTCTGCTTCTTCATGGTCTTCTGCTCCTTTGACTGGATGAATACAATCAACTGGACAAACTTCCACACAAGCAGTGTCTTTCGTTCCAATACAGGGTTCAGCAATAATATGTGTCATATCTTTCTCCATTCTGCAAATCTTAACTTTGCTTGCAAACCACTATATGTATTTTCATCAATCATCTTCTGAATTTTGCGAGTGGACATTCTATATGCCATATCATTAATATCTTTTTCTTTTATGTTGTCTGGCCAGATACAAACTTCTCTATCTAGTTCAATTAATTTTTCAATATATGCACAAATTTGTCTATTGCGTGGTTCATTGTCGAGAATAAATGTCATTGGTGTGTTGTCAAACCTTTCAGGAATTTGTTTTAATGCACCCGCACCAACCATTGCTGTTGCATTGTTGAGGAATAAACTGTCCAGAGGACCTTCTACAACATATACTCGTTTATTTGGATTCACTCTCCACAAACCATACCAAAGACGGTCAATTCCTTTATCATATTTGACAGTAATGTATTTTAATGTTTCCCTGGCATTTACTTCATCTTCCATCTTCAATGCCCTACCCTGACAACCGACTACATCTCCATGACTATTGAAGAACGGAATTACTAACCGTTCTTCACTTCCAATAGACACAGAAGATGGGTCTAATTCTTTTGCAAAATTACCAAAGTTATCTGAATAATATAGCAATCCCCAATGTTGCTTTGGAATCATTCTCATATTGGCGAACTTAACTGCGATATGGTCTTTTGGTAAGTCTTTGATGCATTCTATAGTATTTAATACTTCATCTTTCTTTTTAAATTTTGGTTTATTATCTATAAATTTAAACAAGTCTTTTTCCTCTGGTTTTTTATAATTTGATTTTCCTGTTTCACCATTTCTGTATCTTTCCAAAGAATACTCTTTGCACATCGAGGGAGAAACCTCCTTTAAGAAATTATATAGGTTGTATCCCACTCCACAATTGTGACATTTAAAGAAAAAATCATTATTCTTTACATAAAAATAACCTCTTGTTTTATTTTTGTTCTTTTGTGAATCTCCACAAATAGGACAACGACACGCCGCAAGATTATCTTTCTTCCAAGAGAACTTTTCTAATTGAGGGGATATCATGTTGATAAATTTCTTATCAATATACGAACTCATCAAATATTCCAATCATCAAATTTTTCAGAAGTGGCAAACTTTTCATCAAACTGTTTACCGTCAAATCCCGAACCAAGTTTTAAATCTTCCTTTTGATTTGACTCTACTAATCCAACCTGTTCTAATTTTGGTGGGTCAGAAAACTTCATCTTTGCACGGTTTACATTCAGAATAAACTTCCTATTTGTATATGTGTCATTGTATCGGTTCTTCAATTGCTTCACCAACAACTGACCCTTTTCTTCAAGTTCCTCTGTTGAAATAAGTGCCATCATGAAGTCACAAGTTGCAGGAAGTCCAAACGATTCACTTGTATCTTCCAATCCAAAATCTGAATTGGCAAAACCACTTCGGTTTACTTGTGTCGCAGACCAAATTGGAACATCTTTTTCTACTGCAAGTCCACGAAGTTCTTCTGCAATCGATTTTATCATTTGATAGGAATTTACATTCGCACCACCCTTGATTCTGGAAGATGCACAAATGTTTAGGTAATCTATAAAGATAACATCTGCTTTGAATTTCTTTTTCATTTGTAACTCATCAATCAATGCACGAAAATGATTTGCATTTGCAGATGCGGTAGGATATTCTTTAACAATAAGTTTACCTGTCATACTTGACTTGATGGTATTCATCTTCTTGTCGTAAACATTTTTCGGTAATTCTTTTAAGTTATCTAGTGTGATGTCCATCAAGTTTGCATCTATTCGTTCTGCAATTCTTTCCTCTGCCATTTCGCAAGTGATGTACAAGACATTCAAATTTTGTGTCAAACAATTTGCGGCATGATGGCAAAGGAATGCAGACTTACCAACACCTGTTCCTGCCATTACAATGTTCAATGTTTTACTTGGTGTTCCTCCCGCAGTAATATCATTTAAGAACTCTAAATCAAACGGAACTCTTTTTTCTTTTTGATGGTAAAACCTATATCTGTCATCCGAATCTTCAATGTAATCGTGTCCGATGTGGGTATCAAAAGAAACTGCAAGTGCATCCGATAAAATGTGTGGGATAGCAGTATCAGTTTTATCTTTTGATTTCCCATCTATAATATGAATAGATTCCATTATGGCATTATATACTGCTTTGTCCTTACAGAACTTTTCTGTTTCTGATATTAACCAATCTATGTTGGTATCATTGTTAGAAATAAAAGAGTCAATAAGACCAGAAACATTTTTATATTCTTCTTCGTTAAGAGTTGTATTCTTATCTAATTCAATGTTCAATGCTTCTTTGGTTGGCAAGTTATTGAATTTGATAATGAAACTTTTAATCATCTCAAACCCTAATCGTTCTATCTTAGAATGAAAATAATCTCCCTTCAGAAAAGGGATAACCTTTCTTGCATATTCTTCATCGTATAGCAAGTTTTGTAGTATTACTGTTTCAACTGTCTTCATTTACTTCTACTGGTTCTCTCAAAAACCCTTCATCAACTTCATCTAGTTCTACTTTTATGACATCCATTAATACTTCACCAAGAGTATCAATAAGCACTTGGTCTTCTTTTATATCATTGGGATTATCAATTAAATTGTAATCAAAAGTAAGACACATGTTTCCTTTTTCTTTTTCATCAAATGAAATTCTACCATATTGAAACCTCAACCCTTCATACTTTCCCTCTGTTATAATAATAGGAACAGGTTGAATTCTACTTTCATCATCAAATTTATAATTATACATCTTCATTCTCCAATTCTATATTTTCTTCTGTTTCATCTATACTACCATACTTAAATTCTTTTGCAACCGCATCTTCTAATCTTTTCATAACATCTTCTGTAAAATATTTTTCTGGTTCACTATTGATAGACTTTTCAAATGCTGTCTTTCCATTTGGTAATTCAATACGAGTAGAAACTTTCTTGAAGATTCCATACTTTACTGCGATTGGAACAAGACCGTAATAGGGATTCAATCCAGTGTCATAATTTAACTGAACCTGAACCTCTTTGTTCTCTTTGGTGAACCTTCCCTTAAACAATTTACACCGAATAATATTTCCAATGATATCTGTTCCGTCCTTGTCTTTCTTTTTTGAAAGATAAACAATGGTAGATGCGGCATACTTCAAACCAGTACCACCACCCATCTCTTTCATCGGAACATATGCACCAACTACTGAATATGTGTGATTAGTCATAATCAACGGAATGCCTGCTTTTCCAAGTTTCAATGTTAGCACACGAAATGTTGCTTTGATAACTTGGGCACGGGTCATATCTCTCGTTGTCTTACCTTCTGCGGTATCTGCCATTTCCTTTTCAGTGGAAAGCATACCAAGAGAGTCAAGAATAACAAATACAGGTTTAGTATCTTTACTTTCAATATACTTGTCAACAATACTAATTGCTTGATGTCTGAAATTTTCGACAGTAGCAACAGGAAATACTGCAACTCTTGCAGGGTCCATTCCTCTATCTGCAATCATATCAGATGTTACTGCTTGTTCTGTATCAAAGTAAAGAATAACACCATCAGGATTATCGTCAAGAAATTTCTTTGCCATCCCCAATGCAAAGTAAGTTTTGCCTGTTGCTGATTCACCCGCAAGTGCCATTATTTTATTATTGGGAATGCCACCGTAGAGTGAACCAGACAACAGAGCATTGAATGCATAAGAACCTGTGTCTATGAATCCTGTTACATCACTTCCGTCAATTCCTTCGGAAGCAACGCCAGCATATTCATTACCAGAACTCTTAATAATGTCTTTTAGAAAATCAGTCATTTAGTTTTCTTTGCTTTCTTTTTCTTTGGACTTATGCCAGACTTCCACGCTTCGTTTACATCTGGTGTAGATTTATCATCTGCTTTAAATGTACCATCACTTAATCTGGCTCTTTTGTGTATTCCTAGCATAATGTCTAAACCGTCAAATGCACGGTCAATTGTGTCTGCGATATATGTTCCTGTTATCATAATAACTCCTTTATTTCTTTTATAGTATACTCTAAATCATTACATTTATCAACTATATTTTCATAAGTTTCTAAATTACAATTCTTATCTGATTGGCATTTCTTCAGATATTTTCTGTTCTTTTGTAGTTCTGATTCTAATATATTTAGAATTAGTTTTATAGATTTTCTGGATAGGTCTTTCATGCAAGACACTCCATTCCCACTAATGGTCTTGGTTCACCTCGAAAAAGAATATCGGCAACAAGTTCTCTGTCGCCAGAAAAATCTTTGAAGCCTACATTAACAAAACGAATAACTATTGATACATTCCCTTGAACATAACCAAGTTCATTATCCAACCTATCCAAACTTGGACATAAACACCATCTCCAATCTCCTTTATCTTTGATGTGTTTATATGACATATCTAATTCTATTCCAGATATTGGGCATTTTTGATTTTGTTCTTGAAATAGATTTTTTAAATATGAAACATCGATATCCATTGTCGCAAGTCTATCCATAAAAAATTTATATCGTTCCTCTGCAAGAACTGGGTCGGTAGAACCTGTTTGGCTTCCCTTTGCTCTTGCTTTTTCATTTGCCCTTGCACTATCTATTAACATTTCAAATGTACATTTCATGCAAACAATCCTTCCAGTGTTGAAACTTCTTCCCAGTTCCAATCAATCTTTTCTAGAATAGTCTTCAATGGTTGCAAGAATGCCTTTTCAAATTGGTGGTCGTAATCTATAAACCCATCTAACTCAAACTCTTTTGGTAAAGTATTTGGAAATGCTACCACTTGGTCTTGTCCCGCAATACCACCCAACGGATTCGGTGATTTTAAATGTACAAATTTAATCTTATCTCCATCCACAATCTTACGGTGTTTCTTTCCTATACCCAACTTATCCACATAGTGATTATAAATCAAACTGCCTTTTACTGCAATTGGCGTAGACTTTTGATAAATGCTTTGATGCGATGCATACTTTTTAATTCCATTCACACCTCTTGGGAATGCAATTTCCTCTACGGAAAAAGTTTTAAACTTCTCCCTGAAATCATCAATAAATTTAATTATCGTGTCTTCGTCTGTGGTAAGAATAAGATTGACTGCTTCCTTTAATGAATCTCTAACAACCTGTGGAGTAGAACTCCTTGTTGTTTCAATTCCCATAATCTTTTGTTTCGGTGGGTCATAACGAACACCTTCCGAATCAAATACACGCATCATATATCTTTTCTTTGCAGTCCAGACAGCCTTATCTGCAATAACTTCTCGTTCCATTGCAATAACTTCTGGACTCATTGCATTCATTGTTTCAGATAACTCTGCATATTTCTTTTCAACAAATGGTGAAATTATTTCTTCACTTGCTTTGTGTAGGAATTCGACCACCTCTTGCTTCGTCTTGGTGGGACAAACTTTGTCCACAAGATTCCCAAGCCTAAGATAAACAGAATCTGTATCAGATGCGACAACATAATCATAATCCTCCGTCTTAAATGTTTCGTTTAAAAATTCATTGAGTTTATCTGCAATGAATTGAATAATCAATTGACCAGACAAAGTGATTGCTTCTGCTAAATCAATGTCGTAATATCTTCCATACTCATTTCCCAATGCACCATAACAACTGTTCAACTGAATCTTCCGTACTAATTGGAAGTTATAATACTTGGTGATTTCTTTGTCAAGTTTATTTGCAATCCCGCCCTTTGCAAGACTTGGAGTAGCCATCTTGCCAACATTTTGTCGATGCTTCTGTGCTTCAATCATTTTTCCTTTGTACATCTTTCGTTCGTTGTACAACTTCTCCATGATTGCAGGAAGGAAACCCTGATGTTCTTTTGTGTAAGTAGTTCCGTTTGCGGCAATACACAAATCTTTATCTTTCCATTTCTTGAGCATCATTTGTGTATGTTGACCAGTTCCGTTGATGATACCGCCTATGTCAAGAGTTCTACGAAGTCCATCGTCTGTTTTTGTTTCAGGAGATAGATTCAACCAACGAATAATAGAAGGATACAAACTTGCAAGGTCAAAAGACACAACCCAATCGTGCATTCCCACAATAGGTTCTTTCACATACGCACCGGCATACTGTGAAGATTTCTTTCCAGATGTTTTTGGTGGAATTGCAATCTTGTGTTCGTGCAGGAAGTGATAAATGATTGAGTCCCAAGTCCTCAACTGTCCAAACACATCCATATAGTTTCCAAGTTTTGCAGAGTATGCGAGAGTGATTGCCAGTTCAAGTAACTTCATCTTGTCTTCAAGTTTCATTACCAACCGTGTATCAAGAACATTGTATTCCATAAACTTTTGGAAATCATTTTTGTAGAAGTCAGACATAGAATCATATTCGGAATAGTCGAGTTTCTTCTCACCAAGTTCTACCTCTGCAATATGATTTAATGCATAAGATGCCTGATTTACATAAGTGAATGTTTTGTATAATTCATAATAATCAAGTGTAGAAATACCCACCAATTCATATACAACATTCTCTCTGTTAAATTTTGTAATTGTTCGTTCTCTATAATCCTTCCATGGCGAAAGTCTTTTTGATTCTTTCTTTCCAAGAACATTTGTAATTCTATTTACAAGATATGGTATGTCAAAGAATCTTACATTCCAACCTGTTACAATATCTGGAGATTCATGTTCCCACAAATCAAGAAATGCTTTGAGTAAATCTTCTTCATGGGAAAACTGTTCTTGGTAATGAACATCTTTTGCACTCAAATTAAAATCACCTAAACCAAACGCATACATTTTGCCATTGAAGTCCACAGAGATTGCATTCACTCGTTCTTGTGCGTCTGCAATATCTGGGAATCCGTATTCAGATTCACATTCAATGTCAATGTTTGCAATTACAATCTTTGATATATCTGGTTCAATATCTTCTGTAAAGTTTTCTGCGATGTATTGGCAAACATAATCTGTATTGCCGTAAATGTCGAACCCACGAACATCTTGATATTGTTTTATAAAATCTCTTGTTTCAGGAATGTTGCCTGGTTTTACTTCTTCAACATAATAATTGTTAAGTGTTGTCCACTCGGTTTTTTCGTTTGTTGGAACATACATTGTAGGGTGAAATTCTTCTTGTCGTGAAATGCGATTACCGTTCTCATCCACTCCACGATAGAGAATATACTTTCCCCTCATTGCAATATTTGTATAAAACTCACTCACTCATATGCTCCACTAAAGTATTTGGTACTTGGTCTTTGATTCGTTGATGTGACAAATCTGCAAATTCTGGATTGAGTTCAATTCCAATATATTTTTTATTATTGTTTAGTGCAACAACACCTGTCGTACCACTACCAGAAAATGGGTCTAATACAATTCCACCATCGGGACATCCTGCAAGAATGCAAGGTTCAATTAGTTTCGGTGGATATACAGCAAAGTGTGCCCCTTTGTATCCGTTAGTGGCAACTGTCCAAACATCTCTTTTGT